ATTGCTAACAAAAGGAATGATACCTTTGCAACTAAACTATTAGAGCTCATAAAATCACTAAAGCCGCTTCCTCCTCTTCCGTATGAACTATAACCCGAACCCGAACCCGAACCCATTCCATAACCAGATGAACCTGAGCCTAGACCCATTCCATATCCAGAATTTGATGAACCATAACTACTCATTGGATTGCTCATTGAATTTTGTGGTGGACGAAACATATATATATATTATAAGAAAAAGGTAATTGTTTAAATTGTGAAACTGTTTGACTCAGCTCCATTTTCCATAAAAGATACCTTAATCTGATACTTTCCAAAAATGCTAGACAACCATCCTTCACCATAACCCTTCTCGTAAATGTTCCAAGCTCCTTGAGGATCCATTGAATAAGGAAAATATTGGAATTTTGCTGTCCATCCAGCAAAACCGCCCTTAGGAGTGACATAAACACTAGCATCTTGGCTCACAGCTGCAATTCCAGGCATAACACAAGTCTTCACTAGCTTTCCATCCATATATACATCCAATGTTTGACCATACACGCTAATTAATATGTTGACCCACTTTTGAATAGGAATATTTGCTACTGTGCAAGTGTGAATGCACATATCATTGGGTAATGGAATATCTTGGTTTGTTTGTTCATCAGTTGTACAACCACTCAATGTTAAACTAACAACCAAATTATTTTCAATTGGTCCTAAAGCAACCATAGGACAAGGTCTATCTCCACTAGCAGTGGATGTACTTACATTGCCCATACGACCAAATATCACCTTGGGTTCACCATATTTATAAGACCAATCATCTATATTTACCCAAATAGAATAAGCAAAATTGGTTTGATTTGGATTTGAGCTATCTGTTGCTAAACTAGATGCTTCAATTGTTTGCATTGTTGTAGCACTTGTAACGCCAGATAGTGTATTCACATCATTCATAATATATCTTACTGCAATATACAATAATACAATGATAGCAATAATTAATAGAACGCTTCCAATATTCATAATATAATATAATGATAGAATTTTTCTAAAATACTATCATTATTTGTTTCTAGAGTTGTTTCTCTCTTTCTCTAATTATAAATATCGTGGTTTGCATTAAAATACCATCTTAGTGACAGAAAGTCTTGGCTACCAGATGCAGTTGAAGCTGCCATCTCACTGGGGGTTTTCTGGCCTTCTTCTGGGGCTGTATCATTTGATCCTTGTAGAAGATCTTCCATAATGGTAGATTCTCCTAATATATTACCTACACCCAAATCAAGTTTATCCAATTTAATAATTCTATTATCAGATGCTAGTGCAGGAGGCGAGTAATCCTTTACAGATTTATACAAATAGTTGATTTGATAAATGTTCAACGATTTTTTGAAATAATTCACGTTACATATTTGACCATATAATCCGTCATCTTGACCAACAATTAAATTATCATAATTAATATAAGCAGGATCTTCTGGTGTAGTATCTGTTGTAGTAGTTGCAATATCTGTAGTTGTTGTAGTATCAGTTGTAGTTTGAGGCACTGTATTATTAAAATAAGGTATGACACCAGGAACAGATTTTGCTAATTCTCCGTTGTAAAATATATCAAGAGTTCCACCATTATAATTGATAATAACATTATTCCATTTTTGTAGTTTCACATCTTTTAATTCATACAAAATAAGGTTCCCGTTTGTATCCAACTTCTTTCTAGGTAAATCAGGGGAATATGTATTTACATCATTATTTTCACTTCCACCTGGTCCAACATACATTGTCACTCTCAATGTATTCAATATTGCATTATAACTTATCTTAGGTTTTCCACCATAATCCAAAATATTTGTAAATCTTTCATAAGAACTTCTTGTACCAGGGTTTGCGCTATCTATATAAAACCAAAAAGATAATGCATATTGATAAGTGTGGTTATCTACACTATTATTTAATTGATAGTATGAACCAAGACTTGTTGCATTTTTTATTTCAATTGGACGATTCACCAATATTTTACCTCCTTGTTGTGATAATTTTTTCAAAAGTGGAGGAGCTACAAAGTAACCCACAAAAAGTAAAATACTGAAAGCTAAAACGCCATAATACAATGGCGGGGTCGGCGCAGTTACAACTTTTTTAACAGTTGAAATTCCAGATGCAACCCCACTAGTAACTGAACTGGTCACTTTATTTTTTGGAATTGTATGACTAATGCGATCAATTAATGCTACTAATATACAAGGAATATAAAAAACCGCATTAAAAATCAATTGAAAGAGTGGACTATCTTTGTATACTGATGTTGTTATGACTAATTTGTAAATCAAAACTAGCATTATAAGAATTACAATTGAATATATAATTATATTTCCAATATTTGTTGTTGACAATGCGTGTTGATAAAAAACTAGTATCCAATAAAGAATTGTTGCAATAGCTACAAATCCTATTAGAACAAAGAACAAATATTTTGTAAGATTATTACTGTAATTGTCTACATTTTCTTTCATTTTTCCAATAAAAGATGGGTCAGTAGTTTTAAATATAAATAAACTTTTTATAAATGAAATTGTCCAGAATATGAAGAATAATATAGATATTATAATAATTCCAGTATTCTTGATTGTTTTATTGACTAACACATCTCCATTTGTTAATAATGGAACCAAAAAGGTGAGTGAAAAAATAAGTAGAATTATATCAAAGCTTAAAAAAGGGTTTATTTTTTGCCAAAATGAAAGGTTCTGATTTTCAGGTGGATCTTCTTTATTAGGATCTTTTGTAAACATAACGTTTCTTAAATAGACAATCGCTAATGTCAAAAGTGCTACAGAATATATGATTCCAATCCATAAATATTTTGTTATGAAACCACCAGGATTATTTACATATAACACTGACATAAAGCTAATAATTGCGATTAAAAGCAATGAATAATTTATTCTCGCTAAATGAATAAAATCAAGGGGAGATCCCTGGTTATTTTTTTGTTGATCTTTATTCAATTTGCTTGTAAACGTAGTATAAATTATTACTAATCCAATTGGTATTATGATTGGCAAAATAATATAAGCATAATCATTCACATAATCTTTTGGCATCATATAAAACATAATTATTACACCAAATATGAAAATAAATAACCACATTATATTTTTAAAAGAACTCAATGATTTGAAAATTGGTTGAATGGCCTGAAAAAATATTTTGGCATATTCAATAATTTTCCCAAACAACCCAAATGTTGAACTCCTCCCGGTTGGACTAATCATTGCAATGCAAAAAATAACTAATAATATAACTGCTATGATTATAGCAATAATTTTGAATATTGCTTTTTGATCATCATCCATATTCATTTTAAAAGATTTTGAATAAACTACTACATTTGTGATTATTAGCAATATAATTGATATGGTTGTTGTAATTCCATATGTTACTCCACTAGTCATATTGCTTATTTTATTATTAATAGAATTCACATCCATAATATATTAATATACTATAATACAATATAATTCATTATATTTTCAAAATAATTTCAAAATAATTTCAAAATAATTTTAAAAGTTTCTGATTTCAATAAAAAATTATCTATTTCATATTTTCTAGAGCAGTTTTCTCTCCGTGACATTCCCTACATAATGCCACTAAATTATTTACTTCATTTGTTCCACCATATTCAAGTCTCATTTTATGATCTACTTCAAACCAAGCACTTAATTGTTTTTGACAGTGTCCACACTTCCAATTTTGCATAGATGCAACATATTTCTTCTTTGTTTCACTCACTGATCTTTTTGTGCTTTTACCACCTGAAGAGAGAAGACGTCTTTCATAATTAGCATTCGCCGCTCCACTACACATTTCAGATTCTCCATTCATCCCTTGCATAAAATGACTTCCTCCAGAAGAACCCCCAGTAAAATCAAGTATTGGACTCAACATATCCAATGATGACTTATCTATAGGCATATATTTAACCATATTATTTGCGTGTACAAGCATTGATTTACATTTTTCAGGACTTCTTTTAATTAGTAAGTAGAGAGAAAGTCCGACAATAGCAAAGAAAACCATTTGAATATATTTTTTATAATGGGAATACATCTTTGTATATTTCCCTCCGTGATATGCATTATATATTAAAAATCCTGTAATACCAATAATAAATAATTCTAGTTTCATTATATATTATTGAATATAAAATCTTGAAATCAATCATTGTCTGTTTCTGGCTTTGTTCCTTTTTCTTTTTTGATTCCTGTATAACGACCTAATAAGCGATCTTGATTTTGATCTAAGCGTCTTTGATTTTTTAAATCTTTTTGCAAATCCTTTTGCAGTTCTATTATTCCAATTTGCCATTTCAACAATAGATGTAGGTGAAGTTGCACCTTCTGAATTTTTCGCACTTCTTGCACTTCTTCTACTAGAGTCCGATGTGACACCTCTTCTAAAAATAGGATTTAATGATTCCAAAATAGTCATCAATTTATTTATATCAATTTCTTCATCTGATGATTCGTAAATAAGAAGTAATGCATCCTTAATCTTTTTTATAATGTCTATTTCTATTGGACCAATTTTGACAGTATCCATAATTACTTCCACAATGGGTATATAAGAAATAACAAACCCCCAAATATCTATATTTTTCAAGAAAATCTTTAAATATGACAGCTTATCAAACTGTCCATTTCTTGTGAATTTCATTAATATTTTGGTAATATATTCAAAAATAAAATGGAATGTATAGTTGAACTCCAAAAGTTGATCTTTGAATTCTTCATCAATCGTACCCATAGTATTTTCAAAAAATAATTTCACAATATTATTGATACCTTTTATGTGTCCCGGACCTCTCTCATCAAGCCAAAAAAATACAAAATCAATGACAAATTCTCGGGTCTCCAAATAAGTGGGTGCCTTTTTTTCAGTTAAAAATTTTTTATACAAACTACTAAAAATGTCACTAAATAATATATTGGAAAACGGTACATTGTATTGTAATGGACGCCTGTTTAAAACTTTAGGTACACTATTTTCTCCATCATATCTACAAGAAAGACCCCAGTCAATCAGTCTTATATTTCCATCGCTACCTAACAACATATTTGCTTCTTTCAAATCACAATGATATATATGTTCTTTATTCATCGGAATAATTCCGTGCTTTAAAACATCTAATAATGATTCATTTAGTGAAACTAATCTTTTGAAATCAAGTCTTCCTGATACTAATATTTCTTGGTCAATATAGTCACCAATATCAATTCCGCCAAAAGGCATATTTACGGCTGCCAGTTTTTTCAAATTGGTTGGGTCATTTATATTGCTCTCTGTTATTCCCTTTTTCCTAAGCGTTTTACATTTTTCATCAAATTTTTCTAGATCTTCGCCATTTAGCCTATCTGGTTTACAAATGCTGATGTCTGATAACAAAAAATATTTTTCGTATTCTGGTATTTTCTTTAAATAAGGAAGAAACTTGACAATATCTTTGTATTCGGTGTTCGCATTTTTTGATAACATTAGTTTACTAATTTGTGATTCATTACGAATACTATCATTGCATTTTAACGCAGGTTTAAATATACAACCATATCCACCAGAACCAATCACTTTTCCTCCTATTACTTTTTTCAATTTTTTACTATTTTTTCTTGTTCCATTCATAGATCTGATTTTATTTTTTGGGGTTCTTGTGGAATTCATCCTATATTCTAACAAGATTATTTATTATAAAGATAGTAGATTCCAAAAATAATAATAAAAAGAAGTAAAAAATACAAAATTTTCCCCCTTGCTTTATAATATTCAAACAACTTAGCATCTTTTGGTTTATATGCTTCATAATAATCTGCATAAAATTTATCCAAACTAATTTTTTGTTTTTCTAATTTCTCATTTATTTTATTATGTATAAAATGCATCCAACGAATAAATGAATCTCTTGAATCCAAATAAGGAGAAACTGGATATTCGTCCAATAACTTACTAAAATATGTTCCCATAGCCTCAATAGGAATAAACATAGGAATGTTTTGCACAAAATCATAATATTTTTTTTTGGTGATCGCATTTGGACGATGAGGATAACACATTGCTACAGTATGAAGAAAAAACCAATAATGTGGACCCCACACATTTGAATCTAAACCCATTAAAATTTAATAATATTATTTACCAACAGTTTAAACATATTGCATTAATAATGTTTAATTCTAAGAATATGAATAAAACAAATAACAGTTGTAATAATTGTGGAAAAAACGGTCATTTATTTCACCAATGTAAGTTGCCAATTACCAGTTATGGTATTATTTTGTTTAGGTCTTCAGAAAAAGGACCACAGTATTTGATGATCCGACGCAAGGACAGTTTTGGTTATATTGATTTCATTCGGGGAAAATATTTATGTAATAATATTTCACAACTTCAAAAATGTATTGATGAGATGTCAGTTGAAGAAAAGACGAAAATTAATAATGAGTCTTTTGAAAATTTATGGAAACTTTTATGGGGTGATAGTAACAGTGGAAGCATTCAGTATCGCGGCGAGGAATTATCATCATCCAAGAAGTTTGAAAATATTAAAAGTGGTATTTATATTAATAA